CTGGGAAAATGCTTTTGGAGGTTTGACATAATGGCAACAGTAACGCCGAATTTTAATTGGCCGGTACCTACATCGACCGACTTAGTAAAAGATGGAGCGACGGCGATCGAAGCCTTAGGCGACTCCATCGATGCCTCTTTAGTCGATCTTAAAGGCGGCACTACAGGACAGGTATTAAGCAAGGCATCTAATGCCGATATGGATTTTACGTGGGTGACAGATGCAGCCGGTGATATTACAGGCGTTACCGCAGGTACAGGTATTAGCGGCGGCGGTACATCCGGCACCGTAACAGTTACTAACTCAATGGCTACGGCAATCGATGCTAAAGGTGATCTAATTGCAGGTACCGCAGCCGATACGTTTAGCCGTATCGCCGTCGGTACTAACGGACAAGTCTTAACGGCAGACTCAACCGCAGCTACGGGCCTTGCTTGGGCAACGCCTAGCGGTGGATCCAATAGTTTTTACGCAGGTAAAAATAAAATTATTAACGGAGATTTTAGTATTTGGCAGCGAGGTACAACTTTTACAAATCCATCGAGCGGCTCGTATAACGTTGATCGTTGGCGTTTATACCGAGATGGTAGTGGCACTCTTATTATTAGTCAGCAAACATTTACCCCGGGAAGTGCTCCGGTGGCAGGTTATGAAGGCACTTATTTTTATCGCATTAATCAATCAGTAGCAGGATCAGGTGCTACAGTAAATGCGCATCAAAACGTTATCGAGGATGTACGAACTTTTGCAGGTCAAACGGTAACACTTTCATATTGGGCAAAAGCAGCAGCTACTACGTCACTCGAAATTACATCCGATCAAGGGTTTGGTGCCGGTGGATCCTCTACTGTTTCTACTACTATTACTGCAAGTCAATCTATTACAACATCTTGGGTGCGTTATTCTCATACCTTTACGATGCCAAGCATTAGCGGAAAAACTATCGGATCCGGTAATAGTACGTCGATAACGTTGAGATTACCGCTAAACGCGACATTTACTTTCGACATTTGGGGCATACAACTTGAGGCAGGATCTAGTGCTACCGATTTTGTAACTGCATCTGGCGGTAGTCCTGAAGGCGAATTAGCGATGTGTCAGCGTTATTATTTCCGCGCATTTTCCGATAGTGGATATAGGACTTTTGGAGTAGGCACCGTAACAGGTGTAAATAATATGAATTGTTTCGTAAACCTACCGGTACAAATGCGAGTAATACCTACCTCTTTAGAAACCTCAGCGATGAGTACTTTTTATTGGGAGCCGGGCGGAGGTACGACACCGACAAGCATCACACTAGCAACCTCTGCGACTCAAAATTTAGGCAACGTACAAGTGAATAAAAACAGCTCGTTTACAGTAGGTTACGCGACCGGTTTATTTAGTAATAATACCGCCGCTTACCTCGGATTTAGTGCGGAGTATTAAAATGCAAATTATTAAAGATGAATTAACAGGTATCGAGACCGTATTTATTATTAATGAGGACGGGACAACTTTATCGATGCTTAAATCTACATACGACGAGCAACAAGCGGCGCAAAATGGAAACGTCGTATAACGGCTATCCGGCCTCTAAAGATCCGGCCGAGATTAAAATAAAGTCCTACCCCGTAAAGGGTACGGATCGTAAGCTGCGATGTGCTGAGAGTGTGGGGCCACTACTCGCAGCCTTCGCGGCTGAATTTCACGAGCTAATCGAGCCGATCGATGAGGGCACGTTTGACGATTGGGCGTACGCCTATCGCATGGTGCGTGGCAACCCTACAAAATTATCGTGCCACTCATCCGGTACGGCTATCGATCTAAATGCTACCCGGCATCCTCTCGGTAAGGCCGGCACTTTCCCGGCTGAGAAAATTCCAATGCTGAGAGCTTTAGCTAAAAAGTACGGCCTTAAGTGGGGCGGCGACTTTAAGAGCAGGCCGGACGATATGCACTTTGAGGTAGAGATTTCACCGGCCAAGGCTAAAGCCTTAATCGCTAGTTTAGGTTTAGAGTAAGACAAACCCTAAAGGGCGTTTAGGAGCAAGTAATGAAAGAGCAAGCAATAGCCGCAGCTAAGTCCTACGGCCGTGCATCCTTGGCATCCGTGGCCGCGCTATATATGTCAGGTATTACAGATTACAAAGTATTGGCTAATGCGTTTATCGCAGGGCTAATCGGGCCACTACTCAAGGCGTTACAACCTAGCGAAAAGCAATTAGGCGTAGGGTCTAAGTAATGGAAAGAGCTCAGCTCGTAGTTGGTATAGCACTCGGGAGCTTTACCATTTTGGGGCTAGGAGCTGGGCTCGTCCGTCATATGGTTAAGTACTATTTAGCCGAGTTAAAGCCGGACGGCAACGGCGGCCATAACCTAGCCGGGCGCGTGGAACGTATCGAGCAACGGGTAGACCGTATTTACGAGATCCTCCTCGAGGACCGCCTAGCTAAATAGCGACACGCCAAACGTCTATACGCTTTGTATTCTGACATTTTGCCCTCATACTGATACTACAAACGCTGAGAGGGCTACTCGGTTAGTAGCTTGATCGGCCTTAACAAAGGGCTAAGAATATGAATAGTGCAGATATATTAATCGCTGCTTTTGCAGCTTTTATCGGTTTTATGTTTATGGTAATCGGATACTCGATCGGCTTTAAGCACGGGCACGGCGAGGGCTTTGTACGTGGCCGGGCTATTGCTAGAGCTCTCAAAGAGAGCGAGCTAATCTAATGAGTTTTTTAGAAAACTACGAGGATGTCAATAGCCGGATCAAGCGTTTCCGGTCCGAGTTTCCTAGCGGCAGATTAGTCGCTTTTATCGAAAGCTTTGATATCGAAAAGGGTACGATCCTAGTAAGAGCTGAGGCGTATCGTGAGTATGAGGATACGGTGCCTAGCGCCGTGGATTACGCTTTTGGTAACGTCAATACCTACCCTCAAAATATGCGTAAATGGATGGTAGAGGACACAATTACGAGCAGCTACGGACGGGTCATAGGTTTGTTATCGCCAAGTGAGGGCGGCAGGCCTACACGTCAAGATATGGAAAAGGTCGAGACTCTGCCGGCAAGTGCTGATCCATGGAGTACAAAAGCCTCGATCGAGGATATGGCCACGATGGCAAGCTCCGTACTAGAGATCGCTAAAGAGTTAGGCGGTGAGTTAGTAGCTGAGGCTCCACGCTGCTCTCATGGCACGATGGTATGGGCCGAGGGTACGGCTAAAGCAACGGGTAAACCGTGGGCCGCGTACAAGTGCACCGAGCGAGTTAGAGCTAATCAATGTAACCCGTATTGGCACGTACTCGGATCAGATGGAAAATGGAAACCTCAAGTATGAGCGAGCTAACCTTTATTAAAAACGGAGTAGCTACCACGATCCACGATAACGGCGATATGACCGTAGTAGCTGCGAAACAATGCGACGAGTGTTTTACGTGGCAAACAGAAATGGGCGGCTTTAGCGTACGAGATGTAAGCGGTGAGGTCGTACTATGGTTATGTGCACAATGTCGCGCGTAGCTAAAGTCGTACTCGATAGGTCGCAGGAGATCACCGCTCATCGAGTAGGGCTAGAGCGCACGATTACGCGTAACGCTGAAATACAAGATGCGAGCAATTTTGGCCAAGTCTATAAAAACTGGCATGAGCTTGTATGGCAAGAGTCAGAGGCGGCAGCCGCAGAGATAGCGGTCGCAAACTATTTTGGCGATTACGGCTTTGTACCGGCTATTGATAACGCTCACGATACGGCAGACGTAGGCGATAACATCGAGGTTAAATGGACTAAGCACACTAACGGCCATTTAATACTACAAAATCGAGGACCGGGCAGGCCTACAGATGTAGCTATATTAGTTACAGGCTTTAGCCCGGTTTATGTATTACTGGGATGGATGCCGGTACATATGGCCAAGGTGCCTAAATACAAGCATCCCTATCAGAATAATTACTGGGTACCTCGATCTAATCTATTTGAGATGCAATATCTAAAGAGGTCTAACTATGGCGACGTATAAAACTAAGTGCCGTCTATGCGGCAAGATGACCGATCATATAGAGCGTGTAGTAACCGATAACCTGCCACCGTACGTTAAATCGCTCCAATGCGTTAAGTGCGGCGTAATGGGCATAGTGCTAATGGAGGACGTTAAAGATGCCGACGTATGAATATGAGTGCATAGTGTGTAACGTGCGCTACGAGACGGTGGAAAAGATGGCACAGCACACTACGCCCTATTGCTGCTCGATGATGATGCGGCAGATCTATAGCGCGCCGGGTCTTAACTTTAAGGGCACGGGATGGGGTAAAGATGCCTAGATTAAAAAAGGGGTATCACGTCGAGTGTTTTACCTGCGATACAAGCTATTGCTGCGGGACGTTAGAAGTGCAGGTATTTATATTAGGGCAACACGATTACCCTTGCTCAGCTAGTGCGCCTTTAGATAGATCCATATGTACGGATAAATGCGTGATTACTTATGAATAGTTATCCACAATGTTTATCCACATATGTTAAAAACCTGTGGGACACGCTCAAGCACACGCTCAAGATTGACACGTATTTGACTAGGCGAGTACGCTCCAGACTCGCAGGCGAGCCGCTTAGGCGGATAGCTCGCAGGCGTAGTTTGGTGCTTTTGGCCGGGCTATTGCTATTTAGCAATATGCCTGCATCTCAAGCAATTAATACGCCAAGAGATAAAGAAAACTACAAGTTATACGCACATATAAAGCTATTAAATGCTAAGCAATATAGATGCCTTGAGACTCTATGGAATAAAGAGAGTAGATGGGATCCACGTGCAGATAACCCTAAGAGCTCTGCGTATGGGATACCTCAACTACTAAAGCTTAAAGTCCATGATCCATTTATGCAGATAGATCTAGGGCTTAAGTACATAGCCCATAAGCACCGCACTCCATGTAATGCCCTAGCCTTTCATAATAAAAGGGGATGGTATTGATGGTAAGAGGCAAGCAAGACCCTCGAGTGAGTAGTAAATACAAGAAAGCCCGGTTAGTCGTATTAGCTAGAGATGGTTACACGTGTGCCTATTGTGGGCAGGATGCTACGACGGTCGATCACATACAAAGTATCAAGTCCGGAGGGGACCCGGTTAGTTTGGACAACATGATCGCCTGCTGCGCTAGATGCAATAGTGCTAAAGGATCACGCTCACAAGGCGTTTTTTTAGCAGGCAATTCTAC